CGGGCGTTACACCGCCGACTTCGAACGGTTCCTGACAGCCTATCGCGAAGGTATCCGCCCGTTGCGACCGCGTGTTGACTCAGCGCGGGACACATACATCACCATGACGTTGCGAGAGAGCGCGCACTGGCCAGTGCGCAATTCGCATATAACGCAGTGGATAAAGGCGGCGTATGATTTACAGAAGCAAGGGCGTCGCGTGGTCATTGTCCGCGACACGTGTAAAGCTGACGAGCCTTTGGGCGCATTGGAGGTTTCTCCGCCTGCTTCGCACAACTTGGAAGATCGCGCGTCGCTCTACCGGGGAGCGGCCGTCAACTTATTCGTGAGCAACGGCCCTGCTTGGTTTTGTCTGGCGCTGGATGCCCCTACGATTATCCTGCGGCCTGCGACCGAGGGTGCTGGTAGGCTTAGCAGTGCTCGGGTCGTTGCTGACAAGTACAAGCTTAGAGATGGTTTGCCGAACGCGCCGTCGTACCAGAAGCTTATCTGGAAGGACGACACGTGTGAGAATATCGTCGAAGTGGTGGCAGAGTTTCTGGGACAAAGGCAGGCAGCCTAATCATGACGTTGCGTTCGGCGGTTACAGTTCTGGAGCCGGCTGTCTCCTACGATCTCACGACGTTGGAGGCAGTTAAGGCGTACTTTGCCATCCCGATCGTGACTGATGATCCCAATGATGCTCGCTTACAGTTGTTGATCACGATGCAGTCGAAAGTTATCGCGGACTATTGTGACCGCGTGTTCGCGCGCGAGACTGTGAGCGAGACGATTTACACCGGCGATACTCCGACGCTTTCCGGTGTTAGCATCAGTGATGCCGTAACAACTGTACAGCTTAACCGCTGGCCTGTTGTTGGTCTCGTAAATCTGGTGCGTGATGACGTAGTTATGATGGCGACCGATGATTACCAACTCGACGCTGACGCCGGGATTTTGCGCGGTGCGTTGATTGGAAATGCGCTCACAGTGACCTACGAGGCCGGCTATAATTTGCCGGAAGACGCTCCCGGCCCTTTGTCGCTGGCCGTGATCGATATGGTTAGACAGTCGTATTACTACGGCTCGCGTGACCCGATGATCCAATCGATGAGCGACAACACTGCTGGATCAATTCGTTTTTTCCCGCCGCCCGGTATCAGCTCAGGTCGCAGCGGTGGCAGCGCATCGTCGGGGTCAAAAGGGTCTCCGCTGTCGTCAACGGCAACGGCGCTTGTGGCTCCTTATCGACGTCCCGGAATGGCGTAAGCCATGCTGGACTTTTCCGGGATTGTGCTGTCGGCGTTGCAGGGCACGTTCTCGCGGCCGATCTTGGTGTATCCGTACGCTTCGCAGCCGGGCGAAGGGGCTTACAGTGGTCGTGGCGTTTTCTCTACTGCCCCGACTGATATTGTGCCGGAGCTTAGCACGGCATTCAGTGATCAACATACGTCGATCTGGATTCGTTTGTCGGAGTACCCAATTCTTCCGATGCGAGACGATCAGATCGAGATCGGTTCATTTCTTAATGCACCAGCCGAGGGCACCTTTGTCGTTCAGGATGTTAATCAGCATGCTAGCGGCAAGATGATCCTCATGCTCAAGAAGTTACCATGATTTTGACAGCTGCAGGGCGCGTAGCTCAAGCGCGTTGGACGCGGTCAGGTCGCCTAACAGCCTAATCCTGACCGCGCCATTTCGGAGGAGACATGAAGCAAATCATTGCGGCCCCGTATTGGTCGGACAAGCCTGTCATTCTTGTCGGTGGCGGGCCTTCGTTGCGGGGTTTCGATTTCAATCGACTGTTGGAGTTCGATGCTTGGCTGGTTGGTGTTAACGAGTCTATTTTCTGCTTGCCGCGTTGTGATGCTGGCGTGAGCGTTGACCGCGTATTCGTCGAGCAGCGTTTTGACCGCTTGCGGGAGAAAATTGCCGGCGGCATGGAATTGATCATTGGCACCGGCAGCAAGGTATCGCAGCCGATTGATGCAACCATCGTGACACGGGTGCTGACCAACAAGTTATCGGACGACCCGAGCAAGGTGGTGACGTGCGGAACGAGCGGCTATGGCGCGCTCAACGTCGCGTACCTGAAGAGGGCTAAGCATGTCTTGCTGCTCGGCTATGATTACTCCGCAGACGGTTCGCATCATCATGCAGATTATCCGTGGCACAAGCCACCGAAGCGCGCCGATTGCTGGGGTTTTTGGGCTAAGTTTTATGACTCGACAGTTCCGCAACTTCAAGCGGCTGGTGTTGACGTGTTCAACGCTTCGCCAAAATCGATGATCAAGGTGTTTGGCCGTGGCACGATCGAAGATGGGCTGGTGTGGCTGGATAAGGCTCCGCAGTTAGCGGTGGCGTGAGATGGCGACTGCGCCGCGAACAGGGTCAACGCAGACAACTTGGTTTCCTGTTGCTCCTTGGGCGATGCGCGACGCAGCATTTGCGTTGTTGCAGCAAATCCCTGACCTTAAGAAAGTGTTCAAGGCCACGCCGGGCGATGTGGCGCCGAGTGATCTGCCGTGTCTGGTGATGGATCTGCAGGATACCGCGTCGGCCGGCGGACAGGGCAATCAGGGTGCGATCAGTTTTGACCATCGCAGCACGCTGACGTTATCGATCTTGTGCGCTGACGGCTCCAACTTGCTGGTCGACGGGACGGTCTGGGCGTTGGCCGAGACCGTCTTGATCCAGTTGCTTCGTAATCAGGATTTCCCGCGTGAATACGTGGAGGGCATCGAGCGAATGTCGATGAGCTTGCGTATCCCGCGCGATGGCGAGACGATCCTGGCGTCACTGAATATCTCGATGGACATCACGACCCGTAGTGAGTGGGAGCCGATTATTCCGCACAAGCTGCGCGAGATGATGTTCGAGCGCCGGCTGACGACAACGCAGACCGAGACCGGTCTGGATTGGGACATCATTTACCCCGACTGGGAAGAACAGGAATAAAAATGACCAAGCGAATTTTCGTTGAGCCGGTCGAAGCGCGCTCGGAGATGATCGACGTGCTGGTGCACCCGATCGATGGTCCTCTTCGCGCGTGGGGGTCGTTCTGGAGCTATGACGCTTTCACTTGCAGAATGATCATGGACGGCGTGATCCGTGCCACTGGTGAGGTCGACACTACGCCGGAGAGAAGCGTTGGCCCGGAGGCTTTTGTTCAGCAGCGCCGCGTGTCCAAGCCGCGGCCCCGCATGCGGATACATAATCCGCCGACTGTGCGATAAAATACTGTAGACGATGCAAGCGGTAGGTTGCTAATTCCTATCGCTTACTGTGCCCTAGAAAACCGCCTTGGGCAAGCGGCCCTGGTCCGTCGTGATGACGCGCCCTTCCCGTGTTAGAAGGAGGCCCTGAGCTATGGCTATTTCCACTGGTATTCCCGCAAACCAACTCGTTCCACTTTATTGGGTCAACACGAATTACTAATGGCCCCTTTACCGAGTAATCGGTATCGTAAGAACCGGGTGAAATCGGTGGACATCCAGAACGGACAACACCGAGCCGAGCCGCGAAAGCGGAAGGTGTGACGGCTAGATCGCAAGATCGTAGGAACCAAGTGGTTCCGAAACCCCCGGCCCCTCGTAAGAGGGTGATGAGCTAGCCTGCTCTGCATAGGAATATGCAGCAGTCCGAAAGGACGGTAACGAGTTAACGTCTCGTTGCGAACATTAGGCACGGTTGACGGATCGATGGCCGGCAATATCGTCCAGAACGATCCGGCGCTGCTTATCGGCATCATGCCTGCCAACTCGAAGGCACCGATGAACCAGCCGATCCCGATTCCGACTGTTGCTTACGCGCAAGATCAATTCGGCGGTGCCGGGTCGATGCTCACGCGAATGGTGCACTCGTTCTTTCAAAACAACCTCACGCAACTTGTCTATGCTCTCGGCATTCCCGAGCCGGCGGCTGGCATTCAAGCGACAGGTTCGATTCAGATTGCGGCCAAGGCCGCGGTCTCTGGCACTTACTTTGTTTACATCGCCGGTCAGCGTTTGCAGGTGGTCGTGCACTCGACTGATGCTCCGACTGACGTTGCAACGGCTATCGCTGCTGCGATCAATGCGACGGCCGAGCTGCCGGTCACCGCGACTGTTGGAACGACCGGGGGCACTACTGGTGCCGCGACCGTGTTCATTACTTGTCGTTGGAAAGGTGATACCGGCAACGACATCAAGATTCAGGAGAACTACGGCGGCAGCTATGCCGGCGAGGTGATGCCGACTGGCATGCAGACTGTTGTTACTCCGATGTCGGGCGGCACCGGTGAGCCTGACTTCACCGCCGCCATCGCTTACACGTCTGATGGTGATTACGTCAACGTTGCTCTGCCGTTCACTGACTCGGCTTCGCTTACGACCTGGGCCACGGAGTACGGCTTCGGCCCGACCGGGCGTTGGAGTTACGTGCGCTCGCAGTATGGTTGGATCTATACTGCGCATCGTTCTGCTGATTACTCGGCTGCCATTCTATGGGGGCAGTCGCGCAACGATCCGGTGATCTCGGTGTTGGAGATCGAGCAGAACACTCCTTCACCGGTGTGGGAAGTCGCTTCTGCTTATTGCGGACGCGGCGCCGCTGCTCTGCTTGACGATCCAGCGCGACCGCTACAAACGCTTGAGCTTATGGGCGTCGTTCCTGCCAAGCGGCAGGATCGCTACACCAATACGCTGCTCAACAACCTGACCGGCAACGGACTCGCTATCCAGCGTGTCAACAGTGCCGGCCTGATGATGCTCTTGCGCGAGGCCACGACCTACCAGAAGAACAGCTACGGGCAAGGCGACAACGCTTTCGCGAAGCTGACCACGCTGGCGACGCTTAAGACCATTCTCTATCGCCAGCGCGCCGCTATCACCTCGAAATTCCCGCGTCATAAACTGGCGCCGGATGGTACGCGTTTCGGCCCTGGCCAAGCGATTGTCACTCCGAAGTCGATCAAGGCTGAGCTTATCGCTGAAGCCCGCATCGACGAGTTTGATGGATTGATCGCGGACGTTCCGTGGATGATTCAAAACTTGGTTGTGGAGATCGACGATCACAACGCCGACAGGGTGAACGTACTTTATCCTCCCCGCCTGATTGGGCAACTTCGCATCTTCGCTGTCTTGGCCCAATTTCGCCTGTTACTTCCGCAAGATAGCGGAATTACCCCGTAGGGGTATACTACACGCGAGGTTAGCTTAGCATGTTTGCTGTATTAGCACAGTTAAGCATGTTGACATCTTCTGGATGACTCCTTATTGTTTCCCTCCTGAACTTAACAGGAGGGAAACATGGAGTTCGCGGAACATCCGAAATACGGGCGTTTTGAAGATCTAACCGGGCAAGTCTTCGGTCGTCTCAAGGTGTTAGGTTTTGCTGGGATGCTTGGAGAGAGGCGGCCTTATCAGGCTCACTGGTACTGTGAGTGTGTGTCTCCTAATCATCCGCTGAAGATTATTACTGCGCGAGCCAATCATTTAAAGGAGGGGCAGACTAAGTCGTGCGGCTGCGGACGCGGTGGCGGGCTTGTCGAGCTGACTGGTCAGCAATTTGGTAAATGGCTCGTATTGGGTCGTGGAGAGAAGCGAAGACATTGGCTCTGTCGTTGTAGTTGTGAGAAAAAGACAGAGCGTGAAGTACATGCATCAAGTTTGAAGATCGGCCTTTCAATCTCTTGTGGATGTCACCGCAATGAGACATCGGCTGAGAACATGCGAAAGCTTCAAGAGAGAATGAAAGTAGAAGGGCGAGCCAGTCGAACACGACATCGCGGCTCTTATTGGCCTGAGTACAGCATCTGGACGAAGATGAAGTCTCGATGTCTTAACCCTGATGATCCGGCGTATGCAAACTACGGCGGGCGTGGGATTACGCTTTACGAACCGTGGAAGGATTTCGCGGTTTTCATTGAGGATGTTGGGCGGCGGCCATCGCCTGAATTATCCTTAGACAGAATCGATAATGATGGGCCATACGCCCCCGGCAACGTGAGATGGGCAACAGATGAGGTTCAGGCGGGCAATACCCGTCGCAAGCGGATTGAGGATTTTAGTGAAGTTGCTTTTCTCGCTGAAATGAAACGTAGAGGTTTTACTGCCTAATGACTCACCTGACACACCACGCTTCCGAGTCCGACCGTATGGCTGAGCTTATCACTCAGCTTTCGGAGGCGTGGTGCTGTTTTGTTTGCTACGGAAAATTTGAGGCGGGCGACCTTGCAGTGAATTCGTTTTTATGCCCGCACTGCAACAGCGCTTACATTCATCCAATCTATCGAGGGCCGATTGTGCTTGACCAATACAATGGTCCGATCGGCTCGCGTAACTGAAACTTCCCCTCGGTCGGTTCGGTAGCCTGATCATGAGGGGGCGCTCGCGGCCCTACTCTGTTCCCACTCCTCCCCAAACTTGGCCGCGGGCGTTTTTCTATTCACCACCACAAAGGAGCATCACTATGGGCACTGGCAATTCCAGCCCTGGCGGGCAGTACATTCGCTCGCGTAATCGTCTCGACCAGCAGATCCAGACTGAGAAGAAGTATGTTGGGAGTCGTTATCGAGGCGCGAATGCCAATGCAGCTACGCGCGGCGAGCAGCCGAAGCGTTCGTTTCGCAACTCGCCGACGGCGAATGCGCAGCGTCGCGGGTGATCCCGGCAAAGCCGAGAACTTGAAGTCGACCAAACCGTTGGCTCGCGAGATCGTGGGTTGGGTGCGATTTGAGCGGCATTTCGAGTGTATCAAACATTCTCAATTCCTCCAGGTAGTTAGACCTTTGGAGGTTTAGCGCGTGGCTAAGGAAGTGGCAATCAACAGGAGGTTGACGTGATGGACTTACTCTCGAAAATGCGTGAAAATGCAATGAATAGAGCAGCTTATGCTGCCGCGCACGCCTGGTTGAGCACTATTCCTCTTGCAACTGGAGGTGTTAGAATCGGCGGAATCGCCACACTGCTTGTGGACGGCACTCAATACGCACTGCGTGGAGACATGAGGGTGCAGCCCTCGCCGACACGTCGTGAAGGGCAGGCCGGCCAGGACTACGTGCATGGCTTCACCGAGCTTCCGGTTGTGCCGGAGATCGTTGGTAACTTCTCGACCATCCCTGGACTGAGCGTCAATGATATCGACGCGATGACCAACGTGACGGTTCAAGCTGATCTCGCGAATGGCTCATCGTACATTCTGTCGCAGGCTTGGACGGAGAGTGCGAAGGAGATCGACACTGTCAGAGGCCAGTTGGAGATACGTTGGCAGGGTATTTATTGCGATGAAATCCTTGGATAATCAATGACTTAGCAGATGGTATCTTAGTATGGTCACTAGAAATGCCTATGGAATCGGTATAAGTTAGCGGGACCGAGTTGCGCTGCTGCGCGACTCAGTCCCTAACCACCAACGGCGTGGCGGCAGTGGTGATCCTGAGAACCTGCAGCTGCTTTGTCAGCCCTGCAACAATCAGAAGCACGCGAAGACAATGTCTGAGTGGTTAGCAATAAAGGAGCTACCGAATGGCTAATGTTAAAGTTGTTGAGCGCGGCGTCTCGGGCAGTGAGAATTTGCAGGAGCAGGAAGAACCTGCCGCTGCTGTTCCCCCTCCCTCGGATGGCAGCGTGACGGTGCGCTTGCACAAACCTGTAAATGCGTTTGGCAAGATGCATGACTCGTTGACGTTCCGCGAGCCTACCGCTCGTGACATCTATGAGGTCGGCAATCCGGTGGATGTCGAGCCGAGAACCGGTGCCATGAAGTTCGACCCTGTGATCGGAGCCGATATGATGGCACGCTTGGCGAACGTTCCTGTTGGCACGATCACCAATCAAATGTCTGCTAAAGATTGGCTGAGTTGCCAGTGGAGAATTACGCCTTTTTTCGTGCCGCAGGGCGAGCCGGCTCTGCCAGGATCAACCTCATAGCTATCGAGCTGGCTTCGCACTATCACATCGACCCAGATGTGATGTTGGGCAAGCCGATCTCTAAGATCCTATGGCTACAAGAGCAGACGATACAGCTGCTGAAGATGCAGGCTGAGGAACGGCGGCGCGCGCGGGAAGAACACGATGAGTAGAGGCGGCTGTTTCTGTAGAGAATGTGAGGACACGATGGTTACGATTTCCGAAACACTCAAAGAGGTTCGTCGTCAACTCGATTACCGCGAGCCTTTCTCTGGTAAACCACAAGGTCATGTCGTGCTCACGCGCGAGATGGCACAAGCGTATCAAAGAATATCTGACAATCGCCGCAACAGGAGGCGTCCGTTTAACGCGGATGTGTACGGCCATCTGTGACTATAGTTTGCATGCGATCGCGTCACGTGACGCAGAGAAGGGCGATGTCCTTGAAGTCTATCTCTTCAATCATATGACCAAGGGCATGCTCGACGCGATGAAAGCGCGCCCGGTTCACGGCACGTGCGACACCTGTGCAGTGTGCCTGAAGCCGGGGACCGAGCTTAGTCTCACTGATCCTGTGGTCGAGCTATATGCTTGGCCATCATGGTTTCCGGTGTTCAAGGCTAAGCGTCTGCACCGGCACGCGACGGCGACGTTCCGCAAGCTTGAGCCGAAGGGGCCGGAGCATATGTGGTTATACCAACACCGAGACGGCATCGAGTTTCCCGATGGCAAGCAGGTGTTGCTCAACAATCTCGAAGTTGGTCAGACCATGGGCGTGCTGCAGGTGTCGCAGACAGACCGAGAAAAGGCTGATCGGCAGGAGCCCGACTACGCGGTGCTCTATACGCTTAGCGCGGTGTGACCCTAAAACTGCATGGCGCAAGAAACTGTCCTTGAGCTTGTAGCGACCGCATTAGACAGGGCAACTCCTGCCCTGCAGGATATCCGTGCGTCGCTCAACGATCTCAGGGACAGTGGTGCTCAACTCGATAAGGAGAGCGAGCGAACATACTCTAATCTGCGTCGCAATCTCAATGGATTGATTGGCGGTAGCGAGGGGCTGCGCGTCACCGGTACTCGTATCAAAGAGGTTACGGCTCAGTCTCGCGGTATGACGACAGCCCTGCAAGCTGGGGCTAGTTCGGTTGTTCAATCGATGATTCCCGCCATCACCTTGATGGTGTCTTCGCTTACTGCGGCGGTCATATCGATCAAGTCGTTTCAGGATAACATCGCTGAGACTCGTGGCGTCACGAAGTTCGCGCAGAACTCAGAGATCTATCGCAACACGGTCCGAGGTCTCGTCGAGCAGGGTAAATATCTCGATCTGTTACCCGAGCAGGTAAAGGCGGCGCTCGATAAGACAAGCGAGCAGTTTGCGTCGATGAAGTTCCTTGGCAAGGAATTTTACCGCAACTTGCTTAATATTCCCGGCGCGCAAGCGGTCGGTGCTGAACTCGTCGAGATCATGACCAATGTTCATCTCACGAATCAGCAAAAGAATGATGAGGCGCTGAGGCGTTTACAGTCGTTCTTGCATGACTATTATCAGCAGTGGGGTGCTGTTGATACGAAGCTTATTATAAAGGCGCTCGGATTGCCGGAAGAGGTCTGGCTGTCTTGGGCGAGGCTCAATCCGAAAGACTTTCTCGACAAGGCCCACGCTTTGGCGGCGGCGGTTCAGGAGTTCGATTCTGACGCAGTGAAGCGATACACTGCTGCAATGTTGGACATGCGGATCAAGCTTCACAATCTTTCGGTTACTATTGGCGGCCCAGTTTTGAATGCTCTTAATGATTTGTTGGAGTGGTCAAACAAGTTATTCGAGGATAAGCCGGGTGAGTTCTGGCTAGTCACGAAGTTGTCCGAGGCTGCGCTGGCGCTCAAGCCGATTTGGGCCGACGTTAAAGCTGACTTTGACGCAGGGTTGGAAGCGATCAAGCAGGATTGGCTTGATACAGTTTGGCCCAAGTTGAAGGTTGAGATCGAGCTAGCTGTTGTCGATTTGGCTAAGTTTGCGCATGAGGACTGGCCGCGTTGGCGGGATGATATCGTTGCTATCCATACTCAGCTCAAGAACGCGATGGAAGGCAATCCAGTTGAGTGGTCAAAGGTGCTCGGCGTTGAGACGTTGAACGATCTTGCTAATCGCATTGAGTCGGTGCGATTACGCTTGATTGTGAAGTTTCGCGAGTTGCAGGCTGCTACCGGAGTCGGCAAGCCTGAAGAGTTGGAAGCTGCTCGTCGTGAAGAATCAGAGCATCTCAAAAGGGCTTTTCCCAAACTTCCTACTATGGGTGTTCCCAAACTTCCTACTATGGGTGTTCCACA